TGATGTCATCTTTGAGTTTCTCATAGAACTGAGCGTTTACATCAGCAGGATTCATGCCTAGCATTCGTGCCGCTTCTTTGATCTGTTCCATGAACATCTTCGACTCATCATCGTTGCAGAGAGACAGACGCATGAACATAGTCTGCTGAAGACTAATCAACTCCATCATTTTATCGAGTTGAACTTTCTTTTGAGATGCTGTAAGAAGTAGTCCCATTTTATTGATGTCAAGATAGAGTTCTTGCATCCGCACTAACTCCTTCTGAACAACTTCGGACTCAAAAAACTTACTCATAGAAATTCTCTCTGGATAATCTTTTTATATTTACCTAAGTCCACGTTCAAAAAGGGTTCGTATTTCCGAACTCTATTCTTCAGTGGTTCCCAAACTATCTTGTCATCGACATCCATGTTGTCCATGAACCCGAAGAGTTTCTCAAAGATAGTAAGAGTCTCAAGAGTTATTATACTACCCAGGTATGCTTTGACAAGTACGGGGTGTACACCCTTGACTTTAAATAGATCATCAAACTTTTCACACAGATCGTAGAGTCTACCCACATCATCTCGAAAGACATAGGACAAAGACTCCATCTTCCTCATGTACTCAGCATAGTTCTTTGCACCCTCTCTCACTAAAGTTGCAGGATACACCTTGTCCTCCACAACCATATTAGAAACAAAGAAATCCCGCAGTTCAACCTCATTGAACGTGCGAGATAATTTTACAAAGAAAAACTTGTCCTTCCTCTTATCAAAAGAAGAAGGAGATGCTTTTGCTGAGTTTCCGTATTTGAAGTAGTCGAATGATTTAGAAGTGAAGTGAAGTTTCAAAGAAAGATACATTTTATAGACTTCAATTCCAGTCACAGCGACAGGTACCCCCTTGACGTTTTTTTCATAAAGTTGAGACGTTGAGCATCATACTTCAACTTCTCCTTGAGTGGTTTAGATATCAGTTTATTAACCGAATCCAATTCAATGTTTTTGTCTTCACAAAACTGTACCACTGCTTCAATATAATTTAACTTAGAGTCTTTTACAATCTCTTCAATCTCTAATGAGAATTTAGCAGCCGTCATGAAGTTTTCTTCAAATACATCTTCGATCTTACCACTTGCCATAGTGTTGTTTGTATGCGTCGATGTATTCTTTGAGTTTATGAGTATACTTAAGCTTGTCATAGATTTCAAATACCTGTGGTTCTCCAGTCTCACATGCAATAATAGTTACTAGTTTCTTGACCTTGAGACCAGTCAGTTCTTGAAACATTATAGCATATGCACACTCCTGTGCAAAATAATCCTGAATCCACTCCTCTTTCTTTAACTTAGTTGATGTTTTAAAATCAATGATAGCAAGCTCTCCATCGTACTCTGCGATGCAGTCAACTCGACCAGCAAGACGAAGCATCTTTGAATACAAAGGTGCCTCTAGTGCATGAATGTTGTTGATGCGATCAAGATAGGGTTTGATCTGATAGAACATACCCATGGACATCGCATCGTCTTTGTACTTACTGATGCTTTCATTTAGCAGATACAACTCTGCAAGTTTATGTGTTTTGTTGCCCCGAGTAGATGCACGTTTAGAGATAGCATTTGCTTTCTCCTCACCTACACGGTTACGCCACTCCATAATACTTTTTTTCTTACTGTACCCAATAACAGTAGTAACAGAGGGGAATCGCTCATCTCCTACGGAGTAAGTCCTTCCCGTCTTAGTTGTCTCTGCCTTCAGATCACGAAAGTCATGAATGTTTAAATGTTTAAAAACCAAGGTTCATCTTGCTGATAAGGTATGATTTAACAAGTCCAGAACGTACAATATCTTGAACGCCAAACTCGATGGACGAGAACTCCTCCATGTCCTCAATGATCTTCATGAAGTCTAGCACACCATTCTTCTCATTAGTTCTAATGAGGTCGGTTTGTGCTGCGTCTCCAGCAAAGATAAGTTTTGAATTGACACCAACACGAGTGATGATGGAGTCAAGTTCATGGAAGTTTAGATTCTGACACTCATCAACCAGGATGATTGCATTGTCCAAAGTTGTTCCACGAATGAACGAGGTAGACCAGAATCCAATGGTTTCCTGACCCTTCAGATTGCCATACAACATTTCAAACGAAGAATCGTCTGGCATCTTGAACATGTATTTGACCATGTTCTTGTATGGAATTTGATACAAGTTACTCTTGTCCTCATGGTCTCCAGGAAGGAAACCAATTTCTCTGGTTGGAACTAGAGAGCGGACAATATAAAGTTTTTCGTAGGGACTTTTTTCATCAAGGATTTCCTTGAGTGCAAGATAGATCCCAACAAAAGATTTGCCAGTTCCAGCACAACCGTAGAGATAAAGATTCTTTCCTTTATCATACTCCTCAAATACTTTCTCTTGAGTAGGAGTTATTGGTTTGATATCAATTAAATGCTCAGTAGAGATTGGTTTTCTTCTCATTTGTCTAGCGGTCAAACCGACCATCGATGGTTGTTTCTTGGATTTAACAGGCATAGGCTTAGGGTGCCTCAAAACGGGCGTAAGGGTGATGTTTTTTGACATTACGAAGACGGTCTTTGAAACCTTGAGGAAGTTTATCCTGAAAGTCTCCTACACCAGATACAGCCGACGCTGCACCTGCGCTCCAGTCTCTATCCCAATCAGGATTAGATTCACGCCACTCAGAATATTCTGTCATAGTCATGGAGAGTTCTTGTGTCTCCCCAGTCTTCAAATTTTTCACGGGATAAGTTGGCATTACGACCACTCCATTGCTTCAGATACGATTGGAAACTGTTCGATGAAACGTTGCTTACATTCGTTAGCAATGTCCATGTGTTCCTTTTGAGTGCCATTAGCACTACGTAGTTCTATATAGTGGATCCAGGAACGAACTGAACCCGTCATGTAGATACGAGTAGGAGTAGCAAGAGGAAGCACAAAGCGGGCACACTCTTTAGCAATACCCTCACGAAGCAACTCATTATATAAGTCCATGCCCTCAGCAAAATACCGAGAGATCCTCCGCTGTAGTAGAGACTGCGATTCGGCACTGATATCGTCAATTGAGTTTTGCCGATTCTTAGTATCCTGCCTCCGCAAATCTGGAACGGGAATTTCGTTAGCCAATAAGTTAGTATCAGCATAGCGTTGTGAAAACTCTTGAAATGTGAAGCTCCTATGCCTCAGAATTTGAGCTGCGATGCCCCGATTCGTTTCAATTTCAAGTGTCATAAATGCTTGCTCAAACACAGACCAGTGCTGGTGTTTGGCACAGTATTTTAGGAGTCCTGCGACGTTAGGGTTCTCCTGATTGTTTGGGTTACTGACGCGAGCAACATAACCCATGTGCTTCTCTGCGTCAGGTGTTACTGAAATAAGTTTTACGGTCATTTAAATAGTGTCACTGTTACCAAAACCAACTTGGTTTTTCCATCTACGCCACTTTTTTATTGCCAATTGACGTTGGATGTACCTAAGTTGTGCTCGCATGTACAGAACTTCTTCGTGTGTATAGTCCTGCTCATGCTTCAGTGCGTCCTTAATGAGATATTTTTGCTCTTTAAGGCGCATAGGATAGGAACTTCGTGAACGTACTATTTATAAATCGTTAGTATGCTCAAAAAGAGCATCGAAGAGTTGATCGGCAAGCTCTTCGATGTCACTTGGTTCTTCCTTGTCAAAGTTAAAGTCATTGCGCTCTGCTTTGAAGAGTTCATTGACTTCGCTTTCGATCTCTTTCTTAAAGTTAACCTCGGTTTCCCCATTCGATTTGGGGGAATGCTTCTGCGACGACATTCTTAGTTACTCTATAGGTGTCTTGAATACTGTTGTTACATGCAGCAATAAGAAGTTCTGCCTCGTCTTTGTACAAACCCTCAAGAAGTTGTACAAAGAGTTGCTCTCTCCTCATTTTAGTAATTGAACCATCTCCACCTTTGAAGAAGCGGTAGAGTCCACGATACTCCTGTGTCAGGCGAGTATGCTCTGTACCAGCAGGGGCATCGTTCGGTTCGTATGGAACATCTCCCTTAGGAAGAAGAAATTGCAGTGACTCATCAAAGTTAATGATCAACAGTGCCCTGAGACCAGGACTGTTGTATTCCTGCAGAAGAGAAACCTTTTCTGCTTTTGTCTTTGCTGAGGAGACCTTCTGCAAGATCTCCGTCAGGAGTGCATCTTTAGGTAATTTTCTCGGTGCCATTTCAAGTCAATGTTTTGGTGTAATTATATCAATAATCATCCTCGTCGTCAAGTTCGCTATCAATAAATCGAACCGAATAAAGTTCTTCATTAATCAAATAACCATCTTGATCTAACATTTCTGGATGAGTAATGCCTCCACTCTTAGCGTAGATGGATGCATCGACCGTCTCCTTGTAGATCCAACCGACAACTCCTCCGATAGCGAGGAACATCACCATCCCTACGGATGAGAAGAAAAGAATAACGTTAGTTTCCATTTTGATTCCTACGGTCTATGTTTATTCTAACACGTACCGCCCATTTGCGAAACGAGAAGGTACGATCAAACCAACTTGGTGGTTCTTCTTCTACCCTCCTGCTCCGACGTGGAAGCATAACCTCTATGCCTTTATTTATTGACGGTTCTTCGCTTACGCTTGCTTTTTTCCAACTCATACTTCCACGCATCCTCTAGGATTTTATACAAATAATTACGTATCTTTCGAGCATCTGGTTTAGATAAAGGATACGCTTCTTTCATCTCTGGATGACCACCCTCAAGATAATAGTCAAGATCATCTACAGTCTGAGATAAATTAGCAGCGGTAGAACTCTCGATGAAAATAGATACTTCACCCTTTCTTAGTTTGTTCTTTGTCAGATACTCATACATGTCAAAATTAAATTTGCTATGAAGGCAAGCGTCATCGATAACATGCTCGACTATCTCGATTAGAAGATCTTCTGGTTCCATTAGATAAGACTATTCTCTCGTAAGTAAGCGATTGTCTCACTGCAACCGCCAAGATTATGATCCCCAATTAATACTTGAGGAAAAGTGGTGTGCTGTCCGAACATTTCATAGAACTCAGCACGAGTAAAATCTTCACCAAGTTCATACGTAATGTAATTGAACTGTTTAAGTGACATCACTCGTTTAATCTTATCACATGAGGGACAACCTCTCTTCGTGTATATAGTAAAATTCACAAATCAATCTCCTCCTTATCAGATTCTTGAGGCTTAAGTTTACGAACTTCCCTAGAGCAATAGAATGCTAATGCAATCAAAGCAAAATAGAACAGAGTGTCATCGATCATCACAAGGAAAAAGATAACACTACCACCATACCGCAACCAGTCTGGCAATTTAGTCGTCAACTTACCGATGACTGGTCTGATTCTACTTTCAAATTTAAAGTATAGAAGTGCCGCAAGTGTGACTGTAATCTCACTCATCGGAACAACGAAGTAGAGAGACAGGATAATAAAGATAGGCCAGTATTGTCTCTCTGGGATTTTTGATAGTAATTCAAAAAAACCCCTACGGGAAAAAATTGCCCGAAATTTTTTTCCGACTTTTTTGTAACTGAAAAGTCGATTTTCTTTAGTAGTCATCGTTGATAAAAGTTTCACATGTGTCAGGGTTTTTCTTACACCATGCCCTCACATATGAGTCAGCATCCACCTCCATGCTGTAGTGTGCATGGTTATGAATGGCACCTATAAGGATGAGAACACCCACCAACAACACATTGAAGTGTGTTACAGGTGATCT